CACAAATTGCACGAGCCATGAACGTACCGGCTTATTATATCTCTGCAGATATGAATAACAGCATGACTTACCAAAACATTATTGATGGTCGTAAAGAGTTTGTTGCCTATTCGCTACAACCTTATATCTGTGCGATTGAGGACAGACTTAGTATGAATGACGTCACGGCCGCAGGACAAACGATCCGCTTCAATATTTCAGAAACGTTTTTAAGATCAGATGACAAAGCAAGATTAGAGACTATTGAGAAGATGCTATCACTTGGACTTATTGATATAGAAGATGCAAAAGAAATGGAAGACCTAACACCTAACGGAAATGAGAGCGGCGATGTTACTTACGTTCAGTAGTCAAATAGAAAGCGCAGATGGCGAGCGTAGAGTCATCGCTGGCAAAATTGTGCCATTCGAAGTGCCTGGTAATACCAGTGTCGGTAAAGTTGTGTTTGCTAAAGGATCAATAGATGTAGGAGATCCCGGCAGAATTAAAATGCTTATGCAACACCGCAACGATAAGCCTATTGGCCGTATGCAGAAGTTTAATGAACAAGAAGATGGCATTTACGCTAGCTTTAAGATCAGTGCAAGCATGCAAGGATCTGATGCTTTAATGCTGGCAAGTGAGCAGCTTATCGATGGCCTATCTGTAGGTGTAGATGTACTTAAATCATCACAGAAAAAAGATTACATTTATGTAACTAAAGCAACACTTAAAGAAGTGAGCTTAGTTGAATCACCAGCATTTACAGAAGCACAAGTAACTAAAGTTGCCGCTAGCGAAGGCGAAGCGGATGCAACAAATCAACCAACTACGGAAAGTGAGGCTATAGTGGAAAACACCACCGAGCCAACAGCAACACCAGTGGTCGAGACTGCTCCAGTAGAAGCCGCACGCCCTACAATTAGTGCATCTTTCTATACAGAGCCACGCTCACCAATTAGAACACAAGCTCACATGCTAGAACACAGCATCAAAGCAAAATTAGGTAACCACGAATCAGCACAGTGGGTAATGAAAGCAGAAGCAGATGTAGCAAGATATTTAACTGCTGCAGATGACAGCTTCACCACTAACCCAGCATTTAATCCAACACAATTCGTACCTACAGTAGTAGATACTTTAATTGGATCACGCCCAGCTGTAGATGCAATCGGTACACGTGCATTACCAGCAGCAGGTATGACAATCTCAGTACCTAAGATCACTACATCAGGTACAGTTGCAGAGACTGCAGAAGCAGGCGCACCATCAGAAACAGGTATTGTCTCAAGCTATGTAAATCTCACAGTCAAAAAATACAGTGGCCTTCAACGCTACAGCCTCGAGGTCCTTGAGCGCAGCTCACCAGACTTCTTTGCAGCCATGTTGGAAAATATGACCCGGGCCTACAATAAGGCAACAGATGCAGCAGTAATTGCAGCATTAACAGCAGGTGGCGCACAAGCTAATCCACAAGCAGCAACATCTAACGGACTTATTGCTTACGTAGCAGAGCAAGCACCAGCTGCATACCTTGCAACAGGCGAGTTAGCAACTGCTTACATCGCTGGCACTGGTCAGTGGAATTTGTTAATTGGTGCTAAGGACACAACTGATCGCCCAATTTACACAGCCTCACAACCAATGAACGCAGCAGGACAAGCATCACCACGTTCGTTGCGTGGGAACGTACTTGGTTTAGATCTATACGTAGATCCAAACGCAGTATCTACTGTAATTGATGAATCAGCATTTATTGTTGTACCTTCAGCAGTATCAATTTACGAGTCACCAATTCTACGTCTGTCAACAAACATCCCAACTTCAGGCGAAATCGAGACATCACTATATGGCTACATGGCCGTTGGTGTATTAGTACAAGGTGGCGTTCGCCGTTTCAACCTAACTTAATAAGTTAGTTAATTTAATAATCCCTAGGGTTTAGTAGCCCTAGCCCTAGGGAGCTTTTCTAGAAAGGACACTATGGCAGCCGTAATGGTAACAATGCAACAACTAAGAGATAATCTTGGCATTGGTACTTTGTATAGTGATGCAACTGTAGAAGAGTGCTGCCAGGCAGCAGAAGATTTAATATCACCTTACCTTTGGCATAACGATGCCCCAGTAGTGGGCTCATCCATTAGCAACAACGTAGCAACTTTAGTATTAGCAAACCCTGGCATATTTGTTACAGGTCAATCAATAACAGTAAGTAATTGTGGTGCAACATATAACGGCACATACACACTAACCGGATCATTCCCCGGTACTACAGTGCCAGCATCTATTGGCACAGCATTTTGGAGTACATACGCATTTAGTTCATACCCTAATGGCTACAGTATTATTCAATATGCAAAGACAGCTGCGGATGACAATTTCCATTTTATTAAACCATACGGCCGAGCCCTTGGCCCTGAGCATAAACCACAGGCTTACACTGCGACCCCTGCCATCAGAGAGGCTGCGATGATCGTAGCTGTAGACATCTGGCAGAGCCGTCAAGTTAGCCAGACTGGTGGGGTAGGTATGGATGGGGTATCTGCAAGTCCTTATAGGATGGGGTACCAACTTATAAATAGGATCAGAGGCCTCATCCAGCCGTATTCAAGTCCTAATTCACTGGTCGGCTAATGGCTGCAATAAGCACCCTACGAGGCACACTAGCAACAGCATTAACAAACAATGGCGTATGGTCAACCTTTGCATTCCCACCAGCAACCCTGCTTGCTAATAGCGTGGTGGTCACACCCTCAGACCCCTACATCGTGCCAAGCAATAACAGCCAGACAAGCATCGCACCCCTAGCTAATTTTAAGATTTTAATAACTACACCTGCATTTGATAACCAAGGTAACTTGTTAGGCATGGAAAACTTTATTGTGGCAGTCGTAACTAAACTAGCGGCATCGACCCTGGTTTACAACATATCAAGTGTCTCCGCTCCAGCTATAACTAATGCAGCTAGTGGAGATTTATTAACATCAGAAATAACTGTATCAATCCTAACGAGCTGGAGTTGAAATGAGCACACAAGCAGAAGACTTAGCCTTCTTAATTAAGACAGGCCAGATCAAAGAAGCACCAAAACCAACTGCACAAACAAAGAAAGATGAGGAATAACAATGGCAATCTATTTAAATAACAATGTTGGTGTTAAGTTGGCAACAGCAGCAGCCAAGACAACACCTTCTATTGACATTTCTGCATATGTAACCAATGCAGTAATCAACCAAGTAGCGGATGAGCTAGAAGTAACAGCTATGGGCGACACAGCTCATAAGTTTGTGGCTGGCCTACAATCTGGCACCTTAACACTTGACTTTATCAACGACTGGGCATCTGCTCAGGTAATGCAGACTTTGAATGATTGCTTTGGTCAGACAATTTCTGTGTCAATGATTACAGTTAAAGGCACAGTAGTATCAGCAGCAAACCCATCTTACCAATTCTCAATCTTGGTAAATAACTTAACTCCAGTGGGTCAAGGCGGCGTGGCTGAGATCGCTACCTCATCTGTAACATTTACTATAAACTCCGCAGTAACAGTGTCCCCATCGGTGGCATTCTAACTAAGGAGTAATAATGGCAAAGCTAAAGATAACAAGGGCTAATGGTGAAGTATCAGAGCACAAGATAACACCAGGTGTCGAGTACGCTTTCGAGTTAAAACGAGGTATGGGAATTAGCAAGGCCTTGCGTGAAGATGAGAAGCAGTCAGATATATTCTGGTTGGCTTGGGAATGTTTACGCAGGGCTGGCGCTCAGGTATCTCTATCGTTTGATGAGTTTATTGACAGCTTAGATACTGTCGAGGTATTAGACGAAGAAAAAAAATAACTGAGCGGTCTTCAATCCTTTACAGCATCGCACAACTGAGCGTAGAGACTGGGATACCGCCTAGAGAGTTTATTGATATGGATAGCGAAATGTATGCCGCAATCATACAGGTGCTAACCGATAGAGCTAAGGAGATCCGAAATGCCAGCAGAAGCCGTAGGCGTTAAAGATGTCCTTGCAGGTCTAAAGTTTATTGACAAAGATTTACAAGATCGTATTAGGACTGCTATTGATCCGCTAATGCGTAACGTAGCAGCTAAGGCTAGATCATTTGTGCCTGGTAATTCTGAGGTGCTGTCAGGCTGGACTAAAGAGCCTAACCCGAATATCAATTACCGCCCATTTCCTAAATATGATGCTGGCACAGTCAAGGCTGGTATTGGATACAATTCAGGCGATAACCGCACATTCAAAAATGGATTTAAAGTTAGTAACTATGTTTACAACGTAAGCGCACCAGGTCGCATATATGAAACTGCTGGCCGTAAAAACCCACAAGGCAGAGCGCCATTCCAGCAGATCGATCCAAGCCTACCTGGCACAACCTTTGGCAAGGTACAAGGATTCGAAGGCAAGTCTAAGGCACGTGAGTACACTTACAACAAATCTACTAGAGAATACGCATCAAATAACCCATTTGCTGGGTATCAATTTGTTACATCAATGCCAGGGCTCACTTCACAACCAAAGATTAAAGGCGTGCGTGGTGGTGGTCGAAAAACTAAAGGCCGATTAATTTACAAAGCTTGGGCACAAGATAGTGGCAAGGTTTATCAAGCAGTGCTAGGTGCTATAAATTCTACAGCTATAAAATTTAACAAATCAACAGAGATTAAGAAGGCAGCGTAATGGCCAATGTAGTAGTCTCCGCAATAGCCACCTGGAATGGTAAAGCACTTAATAAAGGCAAAAAGGATGTATCAGCCTTTGACAAGCAAGTAAACAAATTAGGCAAGACCTTTGCTGGAGTTTTTGGCGCTCAGCAATTATTCCAATTTAGCAAGCGAGCAGTACAAGCCTTTGCAGCCGATGAGAAGGCAGCCAAGTCTTTAGAGGTTCAATTACGTAATACTGGTTTTGCATTTAGTGCGCCAGCCGTTGAAGATTATATAGCCAATTTACAAAGAGTTACAGGCGTATTAGATGACCAACTACGCCCAGCATTCCAGCAATTACTAACAGCTACAGGATCTATTACTAAGAGCCAAGATGCATTAAACACTGCATTAAATGTAAGTGCTGCTACTGGTCGATCTTTGACAGAGGTAAGCGCAGCATTAACTAGAGGATTCTCGGGCAACACCACAGGTCTGAGCCGTTTAGGTGCCGGCATAAGTAAGGCCACGTTAAAAACTGGTGATATGGATAAGATCCTGGGTGAACTTAATAACAAGTTTGCTGGCCAAGCACAAGCTAGATTAACTACCTATGCTGGCAAAATGGATCTATTAACAGTTGCTACAGAGGATGCTAAAGAAGAAATCGGTAAAGGTTTATTAGATGCTATAAGTTTGCTAGGTAAAGATAGAAGCATAGAAGGCGCTGCTAACCAAATGGATACCTTTGCCAAGTCTATTAGCAATGCGATCTATGGCGTAGGTTTACTAATTAGTAAGTTAGACGGCCTAGCATCTAAGATAACTTCTGGTGGCTTGGGCGATCTGTTAATACGATTACAACCAGGTGGGCTAGCTTTGCAAAGGGCTGTGGGATTAGCTGGTGGTGCAAGAAGCGCTACTCAGCCAGACAACAAACAAGGCCGTGCATCGGCTCGTATCTTTGGCCAGCAGTTACGCCTAGAAAACAAATTATCAGAGCAGAAGAAAAAAGAATTAGCGTTACTAGATGCCAAAAATAAGAAGCAAACCGAGGTAGATAAACTAGCTGAGAAGTTTGATATTGAGCGCATAGGTTTAATGAAAGCGTTGGGCGAGGCTACCGATGCTGAAACTAAATTACGCATCCAGTCTAAGTTAGCCATACTAGACAACAATGAGGCTTTGGCTAAGAAATACAACGCAGAGTTAAATGCTAAGACAGCAGCTGATTTATTAGCCACTGCTGCTACGGATGCTGCTAATGCTTTAAATACTTTGCCTAATAAATACGATCAAATTTTTACCAGTTTAGTTGGTCAATTTAAATCGATGGGAATTGAAGCAGGCGCAGCAGCAGGTTTGGCTGCCTCATCTGCAAGATTACAGGCACAGGCTGATGCATTTTTTGCGCAAGCAGGTCAATATGCTGTGCCAGGTGGTATGCCATCTAGTGCGACAACAGCTGCAGCAGCAGCAGCACCTACAGTAGTACCACAGGTAACTGTAAACACAGGCGCAGTATTAAGCAATAACCAAGACTTAGAACGTTACATCCAAGATGCTGTGGGTAATGTAATTAAATTAGGTAATGGCGTAGTTCCTCGTGGATCGTTGATTCTACTTCAATGAGTGCTCCTACAATTAATGCAATTATTAACTTCAGCACTGGGCCTAGCACGGCTCAGGCTATGCAGTTAGATATTGGCGTATTAGGCACAAACGTATTGGCAGATGCAGTAGCAGTAATTGTTGATGTGTCAGATCGTATTAACTTTATTCAAACAGCTGTAGGCCGTAATGCTTTATTCGATCAATTCCAGACAGGCCAATTAACATTACGCATAGTAGATCAGAATGGTGACTTTAACCCTACAAATCCGACTGGGCCTTATTTTGGTTTATTGACCCCTATGAAAAAGGTGCAGATATCTGCCAACTTCCAGAATGTGACTTACCCTTTATTCACAGGCTTTATTACAAGTTATGTAAACACACAACCTAAAGATGCCACAGAGGTTGCCTACACAACCATACAGGCCGTAGATGCGATGCGCCTGGCTTACAATGCCCAGATCTCTACAGTCACAGGTGCTAATACTGGTGACCTATCAGGGGCACGTATCAATGAGATATTAGATGAAATCGATTGGCCATTATCACAGCGCCAAATAGATGCAGGTCAAACTACATTACAGAATGATCCAGGCACCCCACGCACTGCTTTAGGTGCTATGCAGACTGTCGCCCAGTCAGAGTATGGCGCAATATATGTAGGCTTTGATGGATCCTTCGTATTTAAGGACAGGCTTACAGCTACAGAGACCATAGGTAATCCAGTGACAGTCTTTGCAGATGATGGCACAGGTATCCCATACGCTAACGCAGCCTGGAAATTAGATGACACCCTTATATTCAATTCAGCCCAAATCACTAGGACTGGCGGCACTGTGCAATCTGCTAGCAATCAGGCTTCTATTGACAAGTATTTTATTCATTCTTACAACCAACAAGACCTGCTAATGCAGACAGATGCTGTGGCCTTAGATTACGCACGTGCTTATGTGGCTAGCAGGGCTGAGACAACCATTCGATGCGATGCCATCGAGCTAGACTTATACACCCCTAACTACACCACAGGCATAGTGGCAGCCCTAAACCTAGACTTCTTTGACCCGATCACAGTAATCACTACCCAGCCTGGTGGATCTAAGCTGGAGAAAACCCTGCAAATCTTTGGCGTATCTAACATCATCACACCTAATAGCTTTAAAGTGGTGTTTACAACGCTAGAACCTGTCATAGATGGGTTTATAATAGGCAACGTA